ACTTATGACCCTATATGGAATAGAAAAAAAGGTTATTCACACATAGATCGTCAATTAGGTTTTCATCCGAAAACTCTATAATCACTTATGGTTAGACATCTAGTTTATTAGGTGTCTTTCCTTCAATTTCTTTTTGCATTTCTAACATCTCGTCTTTAGTAAGACAATATAGTGAATGAGGTTGATTCTGGAATTTATACTCTTTAGCAGCCTTATAACCTATTGAGTAGTTATTTTTTCGAACAAAGTCTAAGCACTCGTATTGCACTTCAAAGGTAGGTTTCGTATAAATGTAAAACTGAACCTCGCCGGCGATTGTTAGAACTTGCATCATTACTACAATGAAATAAGTCATAACGTAATATTTAATAAACTACGTTATGACTATGAGTAATGTCAGCTATCTACTTACGCAATAGCTCAACTTCCATCTTCAGAAAGTTATCGAACAATCGAAACTTCCGCCTCTTCATATTATACATTTTGAGTCTAAATGAATCAACAGGTAATAACCATGGAGAGTGAGAAGCTCTAACTGCTAACTCTTCAATGTAATCTACTGCTTCATCTAGTGATTGGAATTGTTCGTGACACTTATAGTCATCGAATATAGGTTCTTTAGTTACGAGTGTATATCGCATATTTTCTCCTTTGTTAGTTGTTTTACAATCGAGGAACTACCTCTATAGACTATTTATTAGGAGAAATTAGTTATTTAAAGATCTTATCTACTATTTTTTTACCAACATAAAGTATAACTGCTATACCAATTAACACACTTGCTTCTGTATAAAGATTACCTGTATCTTCAATCTCTATACCTTTTGTTGGGCTAACTACTATTCTGCAGTTTTCACATTCGTTCATGACGGCGGTGGAGGAGGTGCTAATCCTTCAAACATTTTTTCAGGTGGTTTACCTGCAGGTGGAGGAGGCGGAGGTGCAAGACCTGCCATACCCGGAGGAGGTGGTGGTGGAGTAAGATTGTTAGATGGTGGAGCCATTACCTTAGGAGGAATCTGGTACTGAGGATGTCTTTCTCTACATTCTATTTCCCAGTTTTGTCTTATCATTTCATCATTAGGAACAAATACATTACCATTATTGTCTTGTACGATCATAGGTGCAATACCTACATTATGACCTTCTATTTGCATCTGAACATCTGCATTAGGATTTTGTCTAAAGTACTTAGCTGCGTTTAATCTAATTTTAAGAACATCTTCAGGATGAATCCGATCCTTCATAACAACGTTTTCTTGACCTGAGATCTGGCGCTCAAAACAGGCCCGAGTATCGTCAGGATTTTCTTCAATAAAAAGCTTTTGCTCTTCAGGAGTCGGATTCTTTATATCTATTAAATCGCGGTCTTCGGTAACATGAGCAATAAGATTATCCCAGCTAATCTGATGCCAGTTAGGAGCTGCTATAAGTCTTTCAGGAGATTTACCATCTAAAGGATTGACATGATAAAAATGAGTATTAGGATATGTTTTTAGCATCCATTGAAATCTTCTTTGCCAGTTTCTATAAGTTGGTGCTATACCCTTTTTACCTTCTTCTACTTTTTGATAATGTTTCTCATTAACATATAAATTATTAAGTTCACCATTTGCTTCTGCACCTTTAGAACCTAAACCAAAGAAGTCCATTCCTATAAGAAACACTTTAGGAGCTTCATATAGATCAACTGCAACATGAGTAGCCATTGCACCTGCAGCAAACTTTTCTGGTGTAGTGCATTTTTTAGCTCCAGTTCCAGGTTTAGGATACCAGGTATAGAACCAGTTTCTTCTAGCATAATCTGCATGTAATTTGAATATTGATTTAGTTAAAGGCTCATCAGAACTAATTAAGATATGCGGTCTAAATTCTTTTTTAAAGAACCAATTACAACCATATAATAGACCGTAGTCCATTAGTTGTTTAATATCTTTATCTTTACGGGTTGTTCCGTTACCTATAATAAAGGCATATTCATTTTTAGGAAGTTGGGGTTTTGAACCCGCGGTTTTCTTGATTGTGATTTTTCGCATAAGGGGTACATACTCTTAACATAATTTTTTCTATTTCAGTTTTGTTTAGAGATCTAAACTGACTGTTTTGCTTTATGTATTTAATGATAGCTTCTACATTAGGAGCTTGGTTAATGTATATTGACTGTTCAATTAAATCGTATAGTGTTTGATAAGTTGATTTAGTCTTTATTCCCATTTTCTTTTCTCCTCAATTGCAAATGTTGCTGCGTCTATATAGTCTTTATCTTCGTCATTAAGTACTGACCAAAATTTTCTAACTGATACTATTATTCGTTTTACTTTTAATGGATCTGAAAGATGTTCATTACCTTCCATACAATTCTGCAAATCATCCATTCTCTTTGTAATCTTATCTCTTACCATTATAATCCAAGTATTTTAGATACCTGCCTCACATCTGAAGAAAGAGGTTTGCCACTTCTAATATGATCAATTACCATATCGAAATAATGCGACGCATCTTTCTCATCATTAAGTTCTAGTTGACTACTTGCTTCTTTTAAAAAGGAAACAAGTCCCATGCTGTTTAGATTAGCGGGTTCCTTAGCAACCATTTTACCTTTTCTTTGATACATTTATTTTCTCCTTCAATTATATTATAGTTAATTATAGTAATTTTTTCGTACTGATTCTAACTTTATCATAGTTTTATTATCAATATTAATTTTTTTACGTCTAAAGAAGTCATACCATTGAACTGTATCTTTGAACTTTTCGATATAGAAGAGTTTAACTAATATCTCATCTCTCATACCTTTACGATTAACTATAGTTTCATAATTAAACATTACATTAGCTGTATCTATAAATTTCTGATGAGATAGTCTTGAATATAGATCTGGGTGTTTGAATCTCGTATAGTTAGTAAAAGAACCGGAATAGCCACAATTATGACAATAACATAGTAATTCACTTTCGACTTTATTTACATAGAATCTTGCTCTGTGAGATTTAGCTTTACTATCTCCACATATATCACAAGACCAGTTCCACATATACTGAGTCTTTCTTCTATAATTACGAACTCTATTTTCAAGTTCACAAACAATTTGCATTTGATTCGCTATCATATAATAGTTATAATAGGAAATATAAATAAGTTATGAAATTTTTAGTCTTTATCACAGCATTAGCTATATCACTTATAGCTGCATATTATTCAATAGTCGGGCTAGCTGCTATATTCGCTGCTAGTGTGATACCTGTTATAGTAATGGGTTCTGCTTTAGAAGTAGGTAAACTTGTATCAGTAGCTTACTTACACCAAAAATGGGATCAAGTTCCATTCCTTCTTAAAGGTTATTTTATATCAGCTATCGCTCTTCTGATGTTTATTACGTCAATGGGTATTTTCGGCTTTCTCTCAAAGGCTCACATAGAGCAAACAGTAACATCTGGTGATAATACTGTTAAGATTGAAAGAATAGAAAATAACATTAAAAGAGAAAATAGAATTATTAAAGATGCTGAAACAGTATTGACTCAATTAGATAAAGCAGTTGCAGTTCTTATAGAATTTGATAGAATAAGAGGTGACACTGGAGCCATCGCTACTAGAGAAAAACAAAAGCCAGAAAGACAAGAACTGTCTAATGTTATTAGAGGTGCAGAAGGTAAGATTGACGAATACTTAGATGAGAAATTAATTTTAGAAAAAGAACAAATAGCTATTGAAGCAGAGGTTGGTCCTATCAAATACATTGCTGAATTTGTATATGGTAATAAAGCTGACAAAACTATGCTCGAAGAAGCAGTAAGATGGGTCATTATAGTACTAGTTATAGTATTTGATCCGCTAGCAGTAGCGTTATTAGTTGCTTGGTCTCACTTAGTAATAATAGATAGACCTAAGCAAACTATAAGTAAGTCTGCTCACGTTAAAAAGAAGAAGGTAATGTTTGAAGTACCTGATGATGCTAAAGTTAAAGTAAATGACAAGAAAGAAAAGTCAATTATTATTGCTGGTCATGAGTATACTGAAAAACAAATATCAGGTATACTAGCTTCTAACTTTGATGACCTACCTGATGATCAAAAAACTGTATTCAATAAATTTGTTAAAAAGAATGCCGGTGCAAAATCAAGCCCAGGTTAATAAATAAACTAGCAGTTATATAATCCCCTTACATTGCGTCTGCCTTATATTATAGGTGAACTATGGTACATAAACATGGTGCTTTTATCTTGGACTTAAACAGTTCAAGTAAAGCAAAGCTGTATGAAAATAACAAACTCATGTTTTTGGGTGATGGTTATAGAGCGATAACAATGTTTATTAGAGCGACAGGAAACAATCCTGACGTTAAATCTCTCTTTGAATCTCAATTAAAGATGAGAGAGAAACCTAAGTTTAGCAGAGAAGACGATATTGAAACTTTGAGACTTAAAGCTGTAGCAGAATTAGAAGAAAAGAAAAAAAAGGTAAAAAGGTGATGATTAAAATCTTATGTGTGATGCTACTATTAGTGACTACAGCTCATGCAGGAGGTAAGAATTATGAACCTAAAGACCCAAAATATGGAACGTCGAAACAGTATACTAAAAGACAAAAGACTAATAGAGGTCAAGGAGACAATAAAGAATATACTACATGTAGATTATGGAAAAGAATAAAATCACGTACAACAGGAATGCAAGCGTGTGTCTATCGCGGTGGTAATAAAACATTTGAATTAATGTATGAGAAAAATTGTCCTTCTCAATTTAAATGTGTATATAATCCGTGGAGTAAAGAACCAAGCATTGATGATATAGTTGATAGTTTGAACTCCATAAAAAAGTAGGTAACAATGGAATTAGTTTTTGCGTTGATAACGTATCTAGGTATACAAAAATTAGATACAAGTTACTTTAGAAGTATAGATGATTGTTTATATTTTGCGGTAAGAATTAATAAGAATGTTGGTGTACCAAACAGAGTAGATAATGACGGAGGCGCTAAAGAGCGCTATTACAAAGCGGTTTGTGAACCTAGTAAAGTTAATAGTAAAACGGTGAAAGTTTATGATTGATCCAATTAGTGCTATAGCGATGGCTACAACTGCTTTCAATACCATTAAAAAAGGTTTTGAAGTCGGTAGAGATATAGAGAGTATGTATGGTGATGTTGGTAGATGGATGGGTGCAGTCTCAGACATTGACCAAGCTGAAAAAATGAATAAGAAACCGCCTCTGTTCAAAAAGATATTTGCTGGTTCTTCTATTGAAGAAGAAGCAATGAATATATTTGCAGCTAAAAAGAAAGCTGAAGCAATGGAGCAAGAACTACGACAGTATGTTAATATGGTTCATGGTCCTGGTAGTTGGAATGAGATTCTACAACTACAAGCTAATATAAGGAAAGACAGAAAAGCTCAAATATATGCTCAAGAAGAACGTCGTAGAGAAATACTTAATGCTATAGGTATTATTGTTTTAGTTATTGCAATAGGTGGATTATGTGTAGGTGGGTTTATGATGGCTGTTGATATATTAGGACATCCATCATCTTGGTAAACGAGGAGCGTTAGCTCCTCGTTATGGTAGTTACTTATCTTCAGCAAGTTGCTTAAAGTAATCTTCTAAGTTATCATCATCAGCAGATGATGCAGACTCAGTTTTTACTGCAGTATCTGACGCAAAAACATCATTCCATTCACCGCTACTTTTAGATGACTCAGCAGTTACAGGACTAGTACTAGCTACTTCTTGAACAGGTTGTTCAGTAGAAGTATTAGTTACTTCTTTTAACCTTGCAGCTAACTCTTCATAAGTTTTAAATTGCTCAGGCGCAATTAACTCATGAACGTCATGTTGAGCTTCGAATACAGACTTAAGTTTATTATCATCATCTGATAAAGGAGCACCTTTTTCAAATTCAGATGAATCATAGTTCCAGTAACCTGCAACCATTTTAATCTTAATACGAAAGTTAGCACCTTCAATTAAGTCAAAAGGATTAATAGGTTGCTCATCTGCAAACTCAGGTTGCATTACACCCATAATCTTATCAAAGATCTTCTGACCAAATCTAAAGATCTTTACTGAACCCTCAGCTTGAGGATTATTAGGATCTTTAAGTACAAGAGCATTAGCATAGTATGAAGTTCTACGCTTTTGCTTTCTAGCAACTTCTTTATTAGATTCAATACCAGAATTCCATAGTACAGAATTATGCTCACTTACAGGATCTTTTTGACCAATAGTAGTTAGAGAGTTCTCAATATACCATTTACCAGTAGGACCTTGAAAGCCGTGATCATACATTCTTACCCAAGGAGTCTTACTTGAGTCTTTACCTGGAAGCAATCTAATAACTGCATAACCAGTACCATCTTGACCCATTTTAGGTTTCCAGATACGGTCGTCAGTTCTATTGTCTTGATTGCCTTGAAGGTCTTGTTTAAGGTTAGTCGTAAGTTTTTCAAAAGCAGACTTACGGTTCTGCATATAGTCTTCAAACGTCATATTCTTCTCCAGTTTCTCTGTTTCACGTTTTGTATCTCTTGAAAGTTTCAAGAGCCATATCATTATAATACTCAATATTTAAGAATTTTTTCACAAAAGGTGAATAATTTTTTACCTTAGTAATATGCTGCGGCCACAACATAGGTACTTTAATTAACTTTTCGTGATTATCAATAAATGAGTAAAACATGTCTATTAATATTATAGTCTCTAAACTGATTTTTTTCTTTATAGCTAAATCATGTATTAAAGGTATTTGAAAATCATCTTTAACAGCTACTAATTCAGGAGGTGAATATTGACTAGCTAAAAATTCCATTTCTTCTTGAAAAGTTTTAGGGAAGTTTTTTAACTTTGCTTTATAAAGTTCATAATCAGATTTACCCATATCTCTTATCCAACAATTTGGCTTATCAATAAAGTGAGCTACAAAGAACACCATCCATTCTTTTTGTGGTACTATCTTACCTAACTTTTCAAACGAAAAATAATCACTTCGTTTATTGTATGCATCTACACTAGCATTAACTTTACCTTGATATTTGAAATAATCATAGTTAGAGCTAAAATGTCTCTGTAAAGCCAAATACATTTGATAAGCTTGATAACCTGTTCGCGTCACACTAGTGTTCTTTTTTTATACTTTAGTTGATTTGAATTTAAAGCATCTCTTTCAATTTTTTCTTTAATGCTTTTGTTGAGTAGTCTCTTACAGTCTCTAGGATCAATATCATATTGATCACATACTTCTAGAGTAGCATCAATATAAGACAGTTTACTATCTTTAACCATTTCTTCGATAAGTACTGGAAATGATTTGCTATTCATTCCAAAATCTGAGTCTTTAATTTTCTTCAAAACCCTTCTCCCTTATTCTTCCTAGAGTTATATCACATAAACCAGCTAACCATTGATCAACTGAAGTTAAGTTCCTATCTCTATAATAGTCTCTAGTCATAGTTAGGATCTTTATTTTATCCTGAATACCTAATTCTGATTTTGTTTCGAAATTAGCAATATCTGTTGCTACTTTTTCAATATCAGAAGGGCTAATTAATGCTTCCATAATATTCCTCTATTCTTTCTTTTAACATGTTAGTATAATGAATAATATCTTTTTTAGTTAGTGTAAAGTTTTGAATAGAACCATCCTGTACTGATATTAAAATACTTATTTGTTCTGGCATTTCTTGAGTAATTTCTCTATATGCAATTAAGTAAAAACAACCTTGCATAAAATAATCTTCTATCCACTCAGTCTTTTTAGGTTTAGTAGAAGTTTTAAAATCTATAACTGTAAGCTTACCATCTAATTCAGCAATACAATCGACAGTACCAGCTACTTTTAGTATATGAGAAAATAAAGGAGTTTCTAAACACCTAACATTATCAATATGATCTAACTGTGGACGTATACTCCTAAAGAGTAACTCACCAGTAGTGTCAGCAGAAAGATCCAAAACCTCATTTGACAAGTAAGATTCACAAAGCTTATGCATCGACGTGCCACGTCTTGTAGCAGATATTGTAACTCTATTCGCGTGTTCCTCACCAACCCTTTTACGCCAGCGTAAAAGTGGACCTTTGTCTTTAGTTTTAGATAAGACAGTTGTAATGGAAGGATACGCACTCTCTCCATTAACTTCATATAATCTTCCTTCTTCACTATTTACTTGCTTAATCTTCGGAATATCTTTCCAAAGATGATTGAATTTTTTTGACGTCATCATTAGTTACTGTAGTACTTTTAAGTTCAAACATTGCATCTAAAAGTACATTCTCCATAATAGTTTTAAGTCCTCGCGCTCCAGTTTTTTGATCTTTAGCCAACTTAGCTATCGCTTCCAATCCTTCTTGAGTAAACTCTAGCTTTGCATCGGACTTTGCAAATAACTTTGTATATTGGTCTACTGGATTGTTCTTTACTTTAGTAAGAATATAAATTAAATCTTGAATAGTTAATTCATCTAAAGATGCAGTCAAAGGTATTCTACCTATTAATTCAGGAATAAAACCATATTCTTCTATATCTTGAGGACTACAATATTTTAATAAAGTAGAATTGTATTCATGCTCTTTTATATCAGCATTTACACCAATATTAGTAGTAGGTGCTACTTTTAATCTCTTGCCTATATTTTCTTCAAGACCTACAAATGCGCCGCCTACAATAAAGAATATATTAGTAGTATCAATTTGTATCTTCATTCTAGTTAGACCAGTGTTGCGTTCTACTTCAACCATAGTACCTTCCATAAGCTTAAGTAATGCTTGCTGTACACCTTCGCCGCCTACATCTCTTTGCTTACCACCGTTCCATCTTCTAGCTATCTTATCAAACTCATCTATAAAAATAATACCAGTTCCTGCTGCTTCAAACGCACCGTTAGCTGCAGCTATTAATCCATCTACTAAAGTTTCGACGTCTTTACCTACATAACCTGCTGCAGTTAAACTATTAGCATCAGCAATGTGATAAGGTACTTTCATGAACTCAGCTAATCTTTTTACAAGATAAGTTTTACCAGTACCAGTAGGACCTATAAGCATAACGTTAGTTTTATCTAACCTATCTTGAAACTTAGTATCTCTGTATATTAATAATCTTTTATAATGATTATGAGCTGCTACTGAAAGAACTTTTTTAGCTCTATCCTGACCCACTACATACTCGTTTAGATAATCGTATATCTCTTTAGGGGTAGGTAAAGTAAAATCTATAATTGCTGCTGATTCGTCGGCTAGCTCAACCTTTTCTCTAAGACCTTCTAACATATTAGTTAGAAACTCATTATCTTTCTTAATTAACATACTCATATTAAGTGATCTACGCCTTTTGCTCTAGGATGCTTTTTCTTCATCTCTTTTAATCTATCTTTAAAACCACCTGGTAACTTACCACCTTCAGTAGTTACACCACTGATAAATTTTGCTGTAGTAAGTAATTTTTGTATTTGTGGGTTCTCTTCAAGATATTTTTCACAATCTGTAAACGTAGTAAAAAATTCTGTAAACTCTTTATCAGTTTCTTTATTTCTAAAATTATATGTTGGCATTAATCCTGCTCTTTATCTGATAGAATCTTTCTACATAACTCATCATAGAAAGTCTTAAATTCCATCTGGTGTTTAAATAGCATAGGTTTACTGTCTATAAGATTAGATAGTTTATTCCATGCTTTTTGTGCTGCTCCTAGAGCTGCTTTAGAATACATGTATTGCTCCATAATAACTATCTCCTATTCGATTAAATAAGTTATAATATTTATAGGATTGAAATGGCCGAAAAACGTATAACATTGCAGCAAACCCGTCGAAGTAATCGTATTGATGAGGCTCAAAAACCTCTAGATAAAAATATTATAGTCGATAAGTATAAAAATTTAGCTAGAAAAGCAAATATTTCTAGAGGAACAAAAGAATCTATTGATTGGTTTAGAAATAGATTAAGAAAAGATAGTAGGAATAAAGGGTTTGATAGAGTATCAAATGGGTTTAAGACTGTTGAAAGACCAAGAATAGGTAGTATGGTCATGTATCAATATGACCCTAAATGGAAAAAAAGATTACCATATTATGATACTCAACCTTTAATTATATTATTAGAAAGAACTAGAGATGGGTGGTATGGAATTAACATGCATTATTTACCTCCAAAAATAAGAGCAGATATATTAATTGAAGTTGGTTGGACAAGAAGAGTAGCATTAGATAAAATTGCTAGAAAATTACAACAGAGTCAATATTTACAACATGCATGTAAAAGATATTTGAGTAGTCAAATGGTTAGCCAAATGTCAGTTATACCTAGACAAGAATGGGAAATTGTAATACAGTTACCTTTCGAAGCTTTTGAAAAGTCGACGGTACAACAGGTTTGGAGAAAGGCACGTACATGAGCTTACAATTAATGAAAACGTCTATTTTTAACGACACGGGAGTAGCAAGAGGTAATAAATTTATAGCAAATGTATATTTACCTAACGCAAAAACTAGTCAAGGAAGAGGGCTTATTGGAGCTTTATTTGGTGGTAGGAGTTCTACTTTAAACATTCCTGGTATTTTTACTGGTACACCAGGACTTAATATTGATGTTGCACAGCCTATTAGAAATCTTATATCGAATCAATCAGTAGCTAAATTTGCAAATAAATTAGGAAGACCTATTTCAGGATTTATATTTCAAAATCTTATAGGTAGAGGAGAACAATTATCTTTATTTTGTATGGGTGCAGAGATTCCATCTAGAGACGTTGAAGCTTTTGAGCATAAACATTATGGAGAAAGAAGACAGATTGGTTTTAATCATGTACATCCTCAATTAACATTACAATATTATTGTGCTGAAGATTTAAGAGAGAGAAGATTTTTTGAAGAATGGCAAAATATGGTATTTGATCCTGAAACTAAAGGTGTTGGTTATTACAAAGAATATACAGGAAGAGTAGAAGTACAACAATGGGATTATGGATTAACTAAAAAAATGGCTGAATATAGATTTGAAGAAGCTTATGTTACTAATATCGGAAACCTTACTTACGACTATAACAATAGTGACGTTCAAAGAATATCAATTAGTTTTAATTTTAGAAAATATACAAGGACTTTATAATGAGAGTTACACCAGTAACAGCGACAACTAACTACAGAGACAGAAAGAAAAGACATGGACAATATTGGAAATATAAGCTCAATGAGTCTAGAGATTACTGCTTTTATACTACCATGGATAGGTATTATCACATCAGTGATAATAGCGATATGGCTAAAAGACTTCGCTACGAACGCTGCCAAAGGTTGGGCGTTCAAAAGTAATCAATCGTTCAATGAGGGCGATCATATAATTCTAGATGGTAAAGATGCTATAATTGTTAAGATAGGTTTATCACAAACTGTATTCGGTGTATATACTGAAAAGGGTTATACCTGGAGATATATTGCGAATGACAGATTAGCTACTCAAAAAATAGAAAAGATTATTAATAAAGACTTACACCTAGATAGTGATGCAACTAAAGGTAAAAGAATAAAAGAATTAATTGCAGCTTCTCAAGCATCTCAAGATGCTGTTATTCAATCTAATGCAGAAAAGATTAGAGAGAATCAAGAGAAAATTGATAAGGCGTTTAAAGATGGAAATTAATTATAAGAGAACTCCTGTAGATATACATAGATCTCCATATGTTGATCAAATATGGATTACAGGAATGTCTTATTCAGAATATAAAAAGTTTTTAACTGTTATTAAGTTAGATAAAGAAACTATTGCTGATTATATCTTAGAAATAGTAGGTAATAATAGTGATTTAAAAAATATTCATATTCAATCAAATATTGTAATTCAATATACATTTGGTAAAATATTAGAACTTACTGTTGGTTCATTAAAGACTAAAATAAGAGATTCAGAAGACGAGCATGAAAATATTATTAAATGTGATAATATAGCTTTTGAAACAGAACATCATTACTTTAAAGAAGACTTTACTGATAGTGATGAAATAGATACATTATCTAAATCGATAACAAGAATTTATACTGATAGCGATAGTACTGCTAGTAGTCTTGATATTAAAAAGGTTTTGTATGATTTAACTCCCTTAGATATTACTTATCTTAAGACATCTAAGACTGGAGTATATATAGATGGTTATGAATTTAAAGAGTTCATAAAAAACTATACAAATATAATATGAGGAAAAAATGGGCGCGATAAAAAATATTAAGCTTGCTCAGCCAGAGTACAGCGATGTAGTTCCTTCATCTAAAGAAAAATTTACATATAGACCTTTTAGAGTAGCTGAAGAAAAAATACTTCTTGTTGCAGCTGAATCAAAAGACTCAGTTCAAATGGCTACAGCTATGAAAAATATTATTAGTTCATGTACAGGTTTAGATGCTGAAAATTTAACTTTTTATGATATTGAGTATCTTTTTACTAAGATAAGATCTAAATCAGTTGGTGAATCAGTTAATGTTACGATAAAATGTAATAAATGTGAAGGTGACAATCAAATAGAGATACAACTTGATACTGTGTATGTTCAAGAAAACGAAGAGTTCAAACCTGAAATTGTTATAAGTGATGAATTAGTTTTTGTTATGCATCCTCCTAAAATTGATATGCTACATTCTTTTAAAGAAGAAAGAAGCGAAGTTGATAATGTTATTGAGATATTCACTAACACTATTGCTCAAATTCAAAATAACGGTGAAATTATTGATGTTACAGAAACTGATAAGGATGATTTAAGAGACCTTTTAAATCAATTAAACTCTGATCAATTCGTAACTTTGAATAATTATTATGAGTCAATACCAAAAGCTCATATTGATTATGAATTTGAATGTACTCACTGTAAGCATATAAATAAAGAGAGTTTGACGGGTATGCAAAGTTTTTTTTAGTTAACCTCGCCCACATCAACTTGGTAACATTTATGAAAAATGTTTTTGCGTGTGTACAGTTTCATAAATGGTCATTTGAAGAGATAGAAATGATGTTACCGTGGGAGAGGGATGTATACTTTCATATGTTAGAAACGCACGTTAAAGAAGAGAACCAACGCTTAGAGAGGGAAGCAAAGCAAAGTGGCAGATAAAACCGAAGCACAGTCCTTACAAGAAATAGTTAGAATACTTAAAGAGCAGAATTATCAAAACTCTAAAAAAGATACTAACGAAACTGCTGAAAAAAGAAGGAGTGGGTCATCTAAACCTTCTTTTGATAAACTAGCAGGTAATGCGTCGACTGCATTAGGTAAAGGTTTTAATATAACTATGAATGCTACTTTCAAAGGTATGGCAGTTGCCTTTGATAAAGCTCTCAACAGAGCTGCTTCCCCTGAAAAGTTAGCTGCACAAAAAGAAACAAGAGACAAGTTAGCTGATACTGTTAAAAAGTTATCTGAAAAACTTGAGAGATTACAGTCTCCTGATCCTAGAGATGATAAGGGTAGATTTTTATCTGCTGATGCAGCTAGTAAAGAAGCTGATATTACTAAAAAAGATTTACAAGCACAAACTGCAAAGTTAAAAGCATCTCCTACTGGCGATACTGCTGGTGATACAGCTCAAAGACAGAAGAAAAGAGATGCAGTATTTGAAACTTTAAAAAAGACTAGCTTAGGTATTCAAAAAACATTTTCTAAAATTGGTGACTTAACAGGTATTACTAAAGCACTTAAAGGTATACAAGACACTTTTAAAACTGCTATTCTAGGAGGCGCTGCAGCTTTTGCAGCTATATCATTTTTAGAAGGATTAAAAAAAGCTTCTGAATGGTTTGGTGAAAATGCTTCATTTGGAGAGATACTTATATCAGGTCTTACTAGAGTTATTGGTAACATTTTAGGTTATGACGAAGAAGAACAAAAAGCTTTAGCTATAAAAATTAAGAATTTCTTTACTGGTATTGGTGATTTTTTTGAAAGAACTTTTAAAAGTATAAAAAAAGTATTTGAAGCTGATGGTATATTAGGTAAGATAAAAGCTTTTGTAAAAGAGTTTCCTATTTTATCAGCTATTTTAGTTGCTTTTTTAGCTTTGCCTTTACTTAAAGTATTAGGTATGGTAGGAGCAGTAGGTCTTCTTTTAGGTAAGTTTATGAAAAGAGGTAAAGACTTAAGCACTAAATTAACTAAGTCTAATCCTAAACCAAATGTAAATACAAAACCAAAACCAAACATTAAACAATATCCTGCCGGCACTACAATTGATGGTAAAAAAGTCGGTGGTCAAACTTACAATGCTAATAAAGCAGCACCTAAAGGACTGAATGTACCTAAACCTACTAATCCAGCATTAGACGCAGCTAAAAAGTTAACTCCTAATGCAAGTAAAAATTTAACAAGTAAAGCAGCACAAGTTGCTGGTAAATCTATATTAAGAAAAGCAGCAATGGGAGCTGCTGGATTATTTGTACCTGGTGTAGGTTGGTTAATGACTGCAGCAATGGTTGCTGATCTAGGTTATACAGCTTACGATCTAGCTAAGAATACAGAGGGCGGTAAGAGTTTTCTTAACAAATATATTCTAGGTTCTAAAAATCAAATAGGTGACGGTAATGAAGCATCTCCTGATAACTTAACTGATGCTCAGAAGAATCAAATATTAAAAGATCAACAGAGAATGCAAAGTGGACAGACCACACAAAATAATAATATTGATAACTCAATTCAGACTAAAAACGAAACTCAAGTAAAAATTAAACCGTATGAAAGTACAAATAACTTCGGGGAGGGACCAGATGGATTCTCAGCAATACCATAATACATTATGCAAAAAATGTTTACATGAGAGTCATTGTAACGAAGAATGTCAAAAGTGCCCTAATGATATATGCACAGGATGTAGCTGTGTGAAATGTAATAAAGATTAACTCTTACGTTTAGGTCTAGGTCTTTTATTTCTAGATATACTGGTTTTATATTTCTTTTTAGCTTTAAATATACTTTGAAGTTTAGGTTTATTTGACGCTGTTCTCTCTGCTAAAAGAACAGTCTTATCAGTTTCCCAATTAAGTATACCCATTTCTTTTAATGTATCTTGAGTCCATACTTCAAATTTATAATTAAATTGTTCACCGTATTTTAATGCCGCATCCCATTTTTCACAATTAACAGCCCATACCATCATTTCATGAACATACTTTTTAGTCATTCTTTTAGATTTATTTTGCATAGGCTTTTCAGTTTGTTCTTTAGGCTTCACTTCAATAATTTTAATCTTACCATCTTTAAACTTCATAAAGAAGTCAGGGTAATATTTTGCTCTTCTATTGTAGATAGGGTGTTGATATGGAATAGAAACCTCTTCAGAAGCCCATTCAATAACATCATTGTTGTTATCCAACCAGCGCATAACATTTCTTTCCCAATGAGACCTGTAAGTAATATTTCTTATATCACCTACATACTTGTCGGGGTGTTTAATATCTGTGAATTTTCCTTTGTGATACATGCATAAATACCTTATAATATATTTAGGAGTCAATATTGCCATCATCTAAGCCAAGATATTTTAGTTATTCATACCCAGGTGAATTGGGTACTCAAGAAATACCAGGTGTAATTGAATTCTTTCCAAGACAAGTAGAATTCGGTGCAACTAAGACTGTTAAGAATCCTGCTAGTGGTGGTATTGGTGGTTTAGGTATACCTAACATTCCTAACTTACCTGCTCCAGGGGTAAATAGTATCGTTGATAAAATTAAAAATCAACTACCTGGAAATATTGGGAAGCTTAAAAGCGTTGTAAGTGGTATGAAAATGCAAACAGGAAGAGATAGTGTTAAGACTTATGGTCATATATCTTTACCTATGCCTCAAAATTTATTAGCAGTTCAATCAGCTAATTATTCTCAAGCTAATATTGGAGCTACAGGAGCAGCTGCTGTTGCATTAGGAACTAGTTCAGGAAGAGATGAGCAGATAAGCGGTATTAAAAAATTATTAGCTGGTGCAGCTACAGACTTAATAGGAGCTGCAGGAAACGTAGTTCAGGTTGCTACAGGTCAAGTAACTAATCCTTTCTCATTTACTTTGTTCCAAGGTATGACTCATAGAACATTTAACTATAGCTTTCAATTTGCACCTAAAGACCCTATGGAATCAGAACTTATTAAAAAGATATGTGATTCGTTTATGTACTATCAATTACCTGCTAGAGATCCAGCTGGTGAATTTCAATTTGTAGAAATACCTTTACAGTGGGATATAAACTATAAGTGGTATGGTGGTGAAAATAAATTTTTAGAAAGCCCTAATAGATCTGTTCTTACATCAGTGAATGTAACTTATGGAGCTGCTGGTGGTGCACATAGACATACAGACGGATCTCCAATGGATGTAAACTTAGATATAGTTTATACAGAAGTAGAACCATTATTCAGAGATTCATTTGGAGGTGGAGTATTAAATGCTGACCTTAAAGGTGCAGGTCAAACAGTTGGTGGAAGTAACAGAGGTTTAGCTGGTAATACAGGCTCAACTCCATTTAGAGCACCTGACGGAACAGGAACACCATAATGGCTTACTTTGAACAATTTCCATATATAAATTATCAGTTCCCAGATAACGTCTATAGACAATTGAAAAACATATCTATCAAACCTGCTATTATTGAATCTGTTAAGAATGAAAGAGCTAACTTTATTACCCATACTATTAGAGATGGTGATACAGTTGAGCTTATAGCTAATGAATATTACGGAGATGTTAACTTACATTGGGCTGTAATGTTAGCTAATGATATGATTAGCCCTTACCTAGATATGCCATTAAGTGGTTTTGCATTAGATGAAAAATTATACCAAAAATATAAAGTACAAAAAGATTCTGATAGTAATCCAGTTACTTTAACTAGACAAGAAACTATGAACTTTATTGATTTTGTGGGTACTAGTAGTAACAATTATACTACAGTAATAGGTGATAAAGCTACAGCTAGACCTCATCATTTTGTTGATAGTAATAAAAATGAATACACGTACGATTTTATAGTTAACAATTCTAGTAGAAAAGATGCTTTCGGAAGATCTATTACCGCGCCTACTGCTTCGCCGGTATCTATTCGTTCATACGAAGAAGATCTTAATGAGAGTAAAAGGACTATTTTAATTCTTAAACAAACAGTTGTTACACAATTATACGATGAACTAAGAAAGATCTTGAATGAGTGATTACGTTGGCGCATACAGGTTAAAGAAAGTTGATATTAAAGGACAAGATGGTAAAGAAGCTGATATCACAAAACTTGTTCTAGAAATCAACGTAAACGCATATGTAACTCAACCTACGTATACTATTGTTGTGACTGTAAGAGACAATAGAAACCTTATTAATAAATTACCTCTAAGAGGTGGACAAAATATTAATATTGAAATTGAATATGGTAATGAAATTAAAACTTGGAATGCTGTTATAGGTTCAATTAATGATATTGAAAATAATGATCATGAACAAAGTTACAGTTTAAAATGCTATTCACCCTTACTTATAAAGTCTAATTTTTTTACTATTAGTAAACACTTCGAAGGTAGTTTAAGTAATATAGCTAAAGATATTTTTAACCAACACAAAGACTCAACTGAAAAAATAGGTTTATGGGATGATAGTTTAAACTCAGAATCAGTTATAATACCAGATTGGTCTCCAATTAATTCTATATTATGGTTAGCTAGTAGAGCAAAATCAAAAATATCAGATACAAGATTTTTCTTTTTTCAAGATTCGTTCGGTAAATATAATTTCACTCCATTAGAAAGATTAAATTCAGTTACTGATGAACCTCAAAAATTTGTATATGGTTCAGAAAAATTTCACCCTACAGAAAAAACTAAATCTGATATGATAACAATTAACAAATATGAAGCTAATCAAAGCTATGATTTATTAGAAACAGCTAAGAATGGTTACTTAGCAGGTTCATTATTTGATTATAATACGACTTCTAAATCTTTTCAAACTATTGAACATAAATTTAAATTTAACAAAGAAAAATCAGACAATGAAAAGTCTTTATGGGGCGAATATACTCCACCTGGAATAGGAAAGAGAATGGATTCTATTTCTAGATTTTCTGATGATGAAGCTAAAAGATTAGATAAGTTAAATGACGTAAGTAGAATTACAAAAACTAATTATAGAAAAAGCAACAATATATTAGATATCACAATTCCTGGTAATCCTATTACTGATATAGGTCAATTAATTGAAATTAAAATACCACAAGCATCACCTAGAGAAGGACAAGATATAACTGACTATGCATTGTCTGGTAAATATGTTACTATGTCAAAGAGACAAGTATTTACAAGTAAAACATCTTTTACAGTTTTACAATGTATAAGGGAGTCAGCATCTAACGGAGCGTACGAATGAGTTATTTTGGAAATAATTTTACATGGTTTATAGGAGTAGTAGAAGACAGAAACGACCCTATGGAAATGGGGAGAGTTAGAGTAAGATGTTATAGTATACACTCAGCTGATAAGAATGCAATACCTACTGATAGTCTACCTTGGGCACAAGTAATGATGCCTGTTACATCAGCTTCGGTTGCAGGTATAGGAGATTCACCTACTGGTATAGCTCAAGGTTCAACAGTTGTAGGTTTCTTTACTGATGGTGCTAATATGCAACAGCCGTTTGTTATGGGAACTTTTCATGGAGAGATTCCAGGTGAAGTGGATCAGACTAAAGGATTCAATGACCCTATGGGAGTCAATCCTGTAAGAGTTGCAGGACCAGGTACTAGAGAAAATGATGTTCCTTTTAATGCTCAAAAAATTAATGTAGAAGAAACTGATAATCATTTAGACAGACTTAATACAAGAGTCGAAAGTGTAGATACAGCATCACCTCCTAAGGTTACATCCGTAGCTCCAGATAAAGATTCATCTTATTATGAAGCTGTAAAGTGGGATCAACCATACCCTTACGGCGGTAGTCTCCCAGACTATCCATATAATAAAGTTAAAGAAACTGAAAGAGGTCATATATTTGAGGTAAATGATACTCCTAACAATGAAAGTTTATTACAATATCATACTGCAGGTACCTATGAAGAAATAATTGCAGATGGAACTAGAACTGTAAGAGTAGTAGGTGATAATTTTGAAGTAATTTTTGAAGATAATAATATGATAGTCAAAGGTGATATGAACATGACTATCAGAAAAGATATGAGATTAAAAGTAGAAGGTAATTATCACTTAGAAGTAGATGGTAATTATACAGAAGATATTGCAGGAGATAAACAAATTAAGATAGGTAACTCTCTTAATATGGAAATCGATCAAGATTACTCTGCTAATATAGCTGAAGATTATGCTACTAGAATAGGTAATGATGAAACAAGAGATGTAGTAAGAAGAAGAGACACTACTGTAGGAGCTACTAATACTTTATACATAGATAGCGATTATTTCTTGTACACAGATAATAGAACTAATATCTATTCAAAAAATATGTTTACTAATTTTACTGAAAGTGAATATAAAGTAACTGCTAAAGAAGATATAAAGATTGATACACCTGCTAATATGATTACAGAAGTAGATACTAATGTCACTACTACTATAGGAGGTAATGAAACTCAAACTGTAACGGGAACGAAAGATGAAACCGTAACAGGAGTAGCTACATTAGCGTTTAACGGAAATGGAAGTGAAGTAACTGCTAAAAATGGAGGAGGTACAGGTATAACTCTAACTAGTCATACTCATACAGATCCTGCTCACGCATTACATGGAACCGAAACTTCAACACCTAATAATTAGAGAGAACAATGCCATTAGTTTGTGGAAAAAGTTTAAATAAAGAAGAGATTAAAGACGTTCAGAAAGATATGATGAACAATATGAAGTTAGGCAAGTCTATGCTTGGCACTCTTCAACAAAGTAGTCTTTTGCAAAAAGTCTCTGCTAAAAAAGGTTTTAAGATTCCTCAAAAAGTTATTGAAGTACCTACTCAAGGTGGAGGAACTACTTGTGATGTTCCTGAAAATTTACTTTTAGTAAAAGAAGTAAAAGCTTCTAAAGTAGGATCTAGTATATTTTTCTTAGTAACTGATTTTAAATTAGAAACTAAAGATGAAAGTGGCGAAAAACAAATCGTAACTGCTGAAGAGTATGGTGTAATAAAATGCATATCTTTAGTACCTGATGGAAGTAAAACTTTTGATCTACAAAAAGATGTTGATAAATTAAAAGGTGTAAAAGATATAAATTCATTTATGGCTAAAGCAACTGAAATGCAAAATTTGTATGGTGCAAGTACCCCACAACCTAGTAGCGTTGTAGTTGAAAAAAGAGATAAAAATACAAGTACAGTTAACTTAGATGACACACCTTTGCAAATAGTAAAAGTATTTGTTATGAAAGAAGGAACTAATATTTTCTTCGGTACAAGAAGTTTTAAACTAATAGGTAATGTTGTACAATTATATGTACCTGGTGAGCCTGATAAAGAAAAAGTGTATAAAGAAGTTAAAGTAAAATATACAGTACCGGGTACTTCATCTGTTGCTAAAGGCGCTAATGGAAACTTTGATATAAATCAAATTCTAGCTAAAGTTACTAAAGATAAAAATTTCACTACTAATGATTTGAAAAGTCTAGATTCAGCTAAAGTAAAAGGTTTAATGGGCTCTCATCAGGCAGATATTAACAATGCATTACAAGGAGCTGACACATCTGGACCTGCAGGTAATATTCTTAAACAATTTCAAGGTGCATCAGGAGCTGGTGGTTTAGATATAAGTAAACTTGACTTTGGTAAAACAATGTCAATGGCGAGTGATTTAGCTAATAAATCAGCAGCAGGTACTAGCGTTGAAGGGGCAGTTAAATCTTTAACATCAGGGGATATAACTGGTGCTTTTAATAAAGGTTTAGACTTACAAAAAACCGGAGGATCCATTCCTGGATTACCAGCTAGTTTTGATCTTACTAAAGCTAAAAATACTGACCCTACAACTGCATTGACCGGTCTGTTATCAATAACATCAATGAGACCTTCAACACCAAATTTAACTGAAATTGATAGAGCTGGAAGTAGAGTAAGTGATAAAGTACCAGGTCCATTAATTAGAAGTGTTACTTTAAGTAAGACTCCTGTAGAAATTCAAGTAGTAGAAGTACGTAAACCTGATACAAATTTTTTCTTTAATGAAAGAAATTTTAAAAAGTCTGGAAATAAAGTAACTGTATCTAGCGAATTTGCAGAAATAAAAGTAACTTATACTTATAAGGGCCCTGAAATTAAACCAGGTGAAGCTTTCAGTTCTAGAACTTTGAATACTTGTACTGACATCCCTAAAATTAAATTAAAGATACCTCCTCTTTCTAAATTAGATATAGCAAATGGTGTACCAATATCTTCTAAAATAACTAAATTTAATTTAGCACCTCCTAAAACTGTTCCTGAAGCTAAACCTATCGAAAGAGCTCCTAAAGAAAAAACCTTTACTGATACTAGTGGTGTACCTTATAATGATATAGGATCTGGATATAAAGTAAAAAGAATGCATCAAGATTTCTTAAAAAAGTTAGGAGCTATAAACGCTGCTTATTGGGATCCAAAAATAGCTGCTAATGATATTGAATATAAACGTTTAAAAACTTTACCTGAATTCAAATCCTTAGCAAAGAAATGTAAGGAAAAAAAGATAAGTGCTAGAAAATTAATTGAACAAGGTGGTGCTTCAGAAGCAGAAGCTAACTTCTTTGAGAAATTTAGACCAGCTGCTATTAATGATAAGACTTTAGTCGCTAACAAATACTTAGCTAGTGATGTATGGCAATGTACTGAAGTTGTAGCTGTAGCAGAAGAAGTAGTAAAACTATTCATTGAAGTAGGAGAAAAAGATTTATCTGCATCAGTTGAACCTACTTCATGTAGGAAAGATCTAGAAAATGCAAAAACTGATAAGTTATGGGTTAAATATTCTAGCGATGAAGATAAAGAACATTTAGAAAGAATGAAGAGATTGGCAGCTTATCAATTAGCTCCAGAAGGTATAGCTACAGAAAACGATAGAAATGTAGCAATAGCGTCCGTAATATTAAGTTTTGAAGTGAACTTAAGAAACTCTAAAGCAGCCGGACCAATTTTTGAAAAGATAAGGGCGTTACTTCCGCCGGTAGTATTTGAAACAAAGGAATAAACTATGCTTACATTATTATCATCTCTATTAGGATTCAGTACTTCTTTTGTACCTAAACTTTTAGATTTTATGCAAGACAAATCTGATAAAGCACAAGAATTAAAAGTCATGGCTTTACAGATAGAACGAGAAGAAAAAATGTTAGCTGTGAAAGCAGAAATGATGGATGCAGCTAATGAAACTCAAAGAGATCTAGCTCTACTAGAACATGATACGCAAACAGCGAAGAATGCATCTACTTGGGTTCATAATCTAAGAAGTTCTGTACGACCTATAATTACATATTTATTTTTCGTACTCTTCTTTTTTGCAGAAGGAGTTGCAGCTTATGTGGTTTTACGAGATGGTGGGGACATTAGTATCGTCGCATCAACGCTTTGGTCCGAAGAAACGTCGTCCATTTTTGCGGCTATTATTAGTTTTTGGTTTGGTTCTCGTGCTATTAAACGTTAACTTTAGCTAAAGGAAAATTATATTATGGCGACTAAAATTAATGAAGGAACAGAGGTAGCATTACCTTTACGTAATATTGTAAGTATGATTTTTATTACTGCTCTTGCAACTTGGGGCTACTTCGGTATTACAGAAAGATTAAATGCTATTGAAATACAACAACAATTGATTAAAGCTGACTTGGTACAGAATACAGAATTCCGTATAAAATGGCCAAGAGGTGAAATGGGTACTTTACCCTCTGATAATGAACAATTTATGCTTATTGAACATTTGGCTGGTGAGTTAGAAAAACTAACAAATGAAATTGAATCAGGTAAAGCACCATTTGATCAACAGCAAAAATTGACATTAGAGTTTTATGAGAAAAGAATAAACTCTTTAGAAGAAGCAATTGAGAAAATTAAAGATACTCAATTAGAAATTAGAAAAAAGAATGGACACTGAAAAATGGAAATGGTATGTATAACACTTTTATTGTATGTAAACGGCGCAATTGAATCACACGTTGGCCATCATAAAATGGTTGATTGTTTAAAAGCAAAACGATCACAAGAAAAAAGTTATGATGGTGAAAAACCATTTAGATACACTTGTCAAAAAAGACTAGTAGAAGTTGGTAAAGATAAAAATGGTAAAGATTATATTATCCGTTTATTAGATACTGACGAAAACCCTAGAGTGAAAGCTAAAAGCGTCACGGAAAAATTAGGCGGGTAATTTTGATTAAAGAAGCTATAGTTTTGTTAATGTTTTTTGGTAGCCCACTACAGTTACAAGAATTTTCTGTTCGAGACGGACTAAGTGAGTGTCTTAAAGCTAAACGTACAATTACACGTAATGTTAAAGCTCCTGGTGCTAGTGAATATAAAGGAACTATGAGAATAGCGTGTAAAAAATTAAATGTAGAAGTAGATAATAAAAATGAAATTATTAACTTTATAGATGTTCAGAAGAGTGAATTGAAACCGTTTTGATGGAGTGTTAAATGAGAATAAGCGATAATTGTGTAAAGCTAATTAAACATCATGAAGGTGTTAGAAATATGCCCTATCAAGATCCTATTGGTTTATGGACTGTAGGAGTAGGTCATTTAATGGGTAATGGTAAAACTAGACCTAAAGACTGGAATAGAAAAAGAACCGATGCTGAAGTAGATGAATTGCTAAGAAAAGATATAGCAAGATTTGAAAACGGTGTAGATGCTCTTATTACAGTTTCTTTAAATCAAAATCAATTTGATGCATTAGTTTGTTTTGCATTCAATGTCGGTAATGGTAATCTACAAGCAAGTACTCTAAGAAGAAAACTTAATAGAGGCGACTATGAAGGAGCTGCTGATGAGTTCCCTAAGTGGAGAAAAGCAGCAGGAAGAGTTCTTCCTGGTCTAGTTAAGAGAAGAAAAGACGAAAGAACGTTATTTTTATCTTAAGTTTCGTCGAAGAAGCTGAATACTATATTATTACCAACATCTCTTATTGTAAAGTCGTTCATAACTTTTCTAAAGAGCGGCTTTAGAATATCTGAATCAGCAGTAATGTTAATTAATGAATGCTCATTGAACATATTCACAACACCATCTGAGTCTAGAGTAATACTTTGAATGCTAGCAGTATTAATATTCAATTGACGATTTATAGAACTTATTCTAGTTGTATCAGAATCTAATCTAGCTTTAAACTCAGTACTTATTGCTTGTAGTCTGTTACTATCAGAATCTAATTTAGCTTTAATTGAACCTATTGTAGTATCAAGTGACTGAAGTTTAGAAGTATCTGAATCTAAATCAATTCTTAACTTATTAACAAAAGTTTGAAGAGAAGATACTTTAATTGTATCTGAATCTGCTCTAGCAACTAAGTCAGCAAATTTAGTATTAGCTGCTAATTGAGTACTAAAACCACCAATAGTAACTGTTGCGTCTGAATCTGTAGCTGCTTCTTTGTTAGTATTAACTAATATTTTTCTATTAGCAATCCAAGCATCTCTTTGAGCATTATATTGTAATGTAGGAGAAGTACCTCTTTCAAATAATGCATCACTATCTGCAACAGTAATACCTACATTGTCATATGAATCAGAATCATATGCACCTTTTGCTAAAACAATATTTTTATCTGCTACATTTAATGTTACAGAATTAACGGTAGTTTGATTACCGTATACTTTTAGCTCTCCGTTAATTCGTACGTTATCAAAAGATACAATACCACTTGATTCAGAATCAGCTAATAAACTATTATTATTTTTATCAACTAAACCAGTGACTTGTGCTCTTCCGATTTGATTGAAAATTCTTCTATTATTCTTGGCCATGTCTTATTTATTCAACCTTTTTTGGTAAAACTTGTATAACTATAGTATGGTAGTTAATTATTTAATAAGTCTAATGTTGGCTTCTCAGATAAGTATTAGTACTCCTCCGAAGGAGCTAAACAATATTTCTTCTGAAATGTATTGTTTAGTACAAAATGTTTATTTTGAAGCAGGGAACCAAGCGTATGCTGGTAAACGCGCAGTAGCAGAAGTGACGATTAATCGTTTAAATTCAACTAAGTATCCTAATACTATTTGTGGTGTTGTAAAGCAATCAGTCATGAGTAAATGGTGGAAAGAACAACATGGTAAAGACGTACCTGTTAGAAACAAATGTCAGTTTAGCTGGTTCTGTGATGGTAAATCAGACGAGATAAAATATGAATATACATGGAAAAGTTCTTTTACTGCTGCATTTGATGCTTTAAGAGCTAATCATTCTTTAGTAGAAGGTGCTAATTATTATCATGCAACTTATGTTAATCCTAAATGGGCTAAAGAGAAAGAGTTTATTGTAAGAATAGGTGACCATCTCTTTTATCGTTAATAGGATAACCGTCATAAATACTTTATGGCAAATCCACATGTATTTGAAAGAAAAAATGTATATAAAGATCTAGATTTTAGTTTCAACTCTCTTGCTTTATCAAGAGACTTAGGAACTAAAACTGATACTAATGCAATTAATCAATCGGTCAAAAATTTAGTAACTACTAATTTTGGCGAAAGACCTTTTCATCCTGAAATAGGCAGCGATGTTTATGCTCTACTATTTGAGCCTGCATCTCCAATAACAACTTCTGCAATAGAAGACGCTGTTAAAAACGTCTTAGATAATTACGAACCTCGTATTAAAGTTCAATCAGTTAGAGTTGATGAAGCAGGAATTGATTTTAACAGAGTATACGTAAGAATTTTATACACATTTATTGAAAAAAATACTGATGCAGAAGTCGATATTGTATTAGAGAGGTTAAGGTAATGGCTAGCAATAATAAACCAGTAGTAGCTAATTTAGATTTTGATGATATTAAAGAAGATATCATTAATCATTATAAAGACAATCCTACGTTTAAAGATTATAATTTTACAGGGTCAGCACTAAACACTATTATAGATGTACTAGCTTACAATACACATCTTAATAATATTACAGCTAACTTTTCTATAAATGAAATGTTTTTAGATACTGCTCAAAGAAGAGAAAATATAGTTTCATTAGCTAAGACTTTAAATTATATACCAACCTCTGCGACTAGTTCAAGAGTAAAACTAACAATTGCTATACCAAGAACTGGTACAGAAGCTTCTTTTACTATTCCAGCTGGTTCATTAGCAGTTGCAACTTCAGGTAATACAAGTTACAATTTCTTTACTATTCAAGACTACGTAGTTCAATACAATACAGGTGATGTTACAAAAAATATTGATGTTGAATTCTATGAAGGTACTCAACTTACTCAAAGATTTATTCATTCGAATACAACAGATTCATTCCCTACATTTGATATTTTAAATTCAGGTGTTGATACTCAAACTATTAATGTAAGTGTTAATGGAGTAAAATATACAAAAGTAATGCCTGAAACTGAAGGTGTTACAAATGCTGATGCTAATAGTTTAATTTACTTTGTAGAAGAAACAAATAATGAAAGACATAGACTAAGATTTGGTAATGGAGTTATAGGTAAAAAGTTAGTTGCAGGTGATGATATTATTTGTTCTTATATTTCTACAAATGGTTCTACAGCTAATGGTATAAATGCTTTTTCTGTTACTATACAAAATAAAAGTGACGCTTCAATTACAACAACTAGAACCTCTTACGGTGGTGCAGAAATAGAAACTGAAAGATCAATAAAGGACAATGCTCCTCATTGGTTTCAATCACAGTTTAGAGCTGTAACTACAAATGACTATGAAGTCATAGTTAAGAAAAACTTTCCTGACATTCAATCAATAAATGTTTATGGTGGAGAAACAGTAGGTAAACCAGGTAAAGTGTTTTTATCTATAAAACCTAAACAAGGTGATAAATTAACCGATGCAGCTAAGCTAACAATAAAAAATAATATTCTTAATAAGTTTAACATAGTAACTGTAACTCCTGAAATCGTCGATCCTTCTTTCTTAGAGTTAGTACTTAATACTGTTGTTATCTTTGACAATGCTAAGCTAACAACGAGCGTTGATACAGTTAAAACAAATATACTAGCATTATTCTCAACATTTAATACTGATAGATTAAGCCAATTTAAACAAAGCTTTTTTGAATCACAATTAGCAGAAGAAATAAAACTATTAGATGAATCAATTCTATCTGTTAATACTAGAACTAGTTTAAGATATGATGCTACAGTAACTAATGGTATACTTAATAAGTATCAAATAAGATATAATAACCCTTTATTTCACCCATTCACTGGATATAATTCTGAAAAAGGTGGAGTACTATCTTCAAATCAATTTACTAGAGTAGGTAGATCATTTAACTCAGGTTTTAACGATGATGGTAAAGGTAATATAAGATTGTTTGATATCTTAGATGGTATTGAAGTATATGCAAATAACAAAGCAGGTACAATTGACTACAACTCTGGTGAAATAAACATACAAGATTTTGACCCTTCAGATGGTATTATTCAATTTACAGCCGTACCTGATTCATTCGACGTTCAATCAGCTAATGAATATATTCTTAGAATAAGTTTAGACTCATCAGTTATTAATGTTGTAGAGAAAGATAATAAAGATCTAATTGATCTATTGAATAAATCAAGAAGTGTATAATGACTCAGTATACAAAAGTATTTCCATATATCAGTGAGCAGATTCCTGACTTTATAAGAGCTAATAATCCTCTTTTAGTATCATTTATGGAGGCTTACTATGAATATCTTGAAAAAGTTAATGATTCAGAAACTACTACTAGATTAACAGCTTACAAGAAATTAGGTAATGCTAATAATCTTATTCAAGGACAAACTGAAAATAGAGACATAGATAAAACTATTGTTAAGTTTTTAGAATATTTTAAAAGAGATATTCTACCTATTGCAGTTGTACCTGAAGGTTCTGATGATAGATTTTTAATTAAAAAAATAAGAGATGTTTATCTAAGTAAAGGCACACCTAATAGCTTTAAGTTACTTTTTAGATTATTATTCAATACTGAGATAGATGTAATACAACCTGGTCAGCAAATACTAGATGCTTCCGAAGGTAACTACATATCATTTGATACATTAGCTTTATTAGTAAATGACTCAGACAAAGTTTTGAACAATATCGATTTTTCAAAAACAAGCATAATAAAAGATGATAGTGAAATAGGAACAGGTTTATCTGGTACTAAAGTTAATACTATAGGATCTAAATCTGTAGTGCAACTAATTTCTGCAGCTGCATTAAACTTAACTGTTGGTTCTGAAATAGTTGTGAGTAGTACTATAGATAATTCAAACTTTATTACTGGTACAGTTTTAAGACAAATTAAATCTATAAAAATAGATGATAGTGATATAGGTGGTTATAGTGCCGGAGATGAAGTTAGAATAATTCAAAATAATAGAGAGTTTAGTGTACCTATAGAAGGTTTACAAGCAGGCCCTGTTACAGGTGCAACTGTAAAAAATAGAGGAATAGATTTCGTTGTTGGAGATGCAATAACTTTTACTTCTAAAAGTTCTGGTTCTGGTTCTGGTGGTAGTGCTATTATTACAGGAGTTGATAACGCAGGAAGAATAACTGAGATAGATAATAATAACGTTAGATTAGGACAACTAGGTACTGGTTTTCTTGCTAACGATTTTCAAAACGTAACAGTTCCTATCAATGAAGGTGGTAACTTTAACGAGTTACCTGATGTAAAAATATTATCTCTAAACGGAACTAATACAGAGATAGTTCCTTTCTCTAATCAAATAGGTAAGATTAATAATTTTAGTTTCTTTAATAAAGGTTACTTTGATTCAGATGGTGTAGATGTTATATTTCCTATGAATATAACTGTTCATGGTCAGTCAGATCTCACTGAAGGACAAACAGTAAGAATTCAAAGATTTGAAGCTGACTCTGATGGGTTTTTAGATGATTCAGATAGTTTTAGAATATCTGTAAAGTTTACTAATAGAAAATTTACTACAAATGACTCTGAAGATATAAGAGTTAGAATACCTTATAAGTTTGATTTTGAAAATTATCAATGGGTAGATAGTGAATTTAAATTTAGTCATACTATTGGTGAAAATTTATCTAAGTCATTTAGAACTTTATTACAGAATCAAATAGGATCAGATAGTACTTACAGGTTTGATGTTATAGACAGTGATGATAAAGGTAACCGTGACTCTGAAGGTTTAAGAATATTTTTACAAGACCCTAGACTAAAAGGTCTAGATAATTTTCATTTTGACCAATTAACTAGTTATGAAGATAGTGATAAGTATAGACAGATATCATTTAAACAACTTAAGAATACACCTTTTGTAGGTTTAAATGATAGTGTAGGTAGATTTCAAGATACTAATTTTATAGGAAGAATAACTTCTGTAACAGCTAATAAAAATGTTGTTAAGTTAACTCAAGCACCTAGAATTGTTTCTACTGATAGATTTCCTATTGATTCAGATTTATCAGTTATTGAAAATCAGAGATATAAAGTTTTAAGATTAGCTCCTGTTGATACAGAAACTAACGAAACAGTAGTCAGTGAAACTTTTCCTTATAAAAATATTATTGCAAACCATCAAAGAGCAACCGGTACATTATCATTTGAAGGTTCTGGAAAAACTAGTAAACAATTTTTAGATGATAAAGGTTTTAGTAATAGTTTATCAGGTGGAGTAATTAGAGATAATTTATTCTTTGATAATTTTTCATACAGTTTAAAATCAAATTTATCTATTGCTCAGTGGAGAGAGTATGTTAAAGAAATTTTACACCCAGCTGGATTTAGATTATTAGCTCAATTAAACATTAATTCAGCCGTTTCAGATACTTCAAATAAATCAAGTAGCGGGTACGATTCTGGTGAACAGCATAAAATGACTTTTGATAGATCAATGGATCATAGTATAAACGCAACTACTTCAGCCAATTTACTTACTGCATCTTCAGTATTATATGCTTCTAACCCTTTTAACTTCTTTAATATATCTACACCAGATGGTAGAAGTATATCAGCTGATAATTTATCATCAGTAGCTGAAGAAGGAGATGATGCAGAATTTGGAAATAGTTTTTGGGATTATGAACCATTAGGTTATATTGATCCTAGATCTACTCAAACAAAAGATTCAGATGGATCTATCAATGTTCATGAAAAAACTTTTACTACAAAGTTATACCCTGATGTAAATTTAGATAGTGAACACTATCAAGATTATTTTAAAAATAAAACTTTGGATAGATTTCCAGATGAAAAAATAATTGAAATAGGTCAAACTACATTCCCAGCAGGAGAAAATAACTTTTTGCTTTTTGATTCAGAAAAAGTTAATAGAATTAAATTTATTAGATTTGACTACTTAAATGATAGTGATGGTAGATACTCTAATGACAGTGATGATAAACATCTCTTTAAAGGTATTAATTATCAAAAATTAAAAGACAATGATTCTGATATTGTAAAACAAAATATTACTAAAAGAGATTTTGAGTATAATTTAGAAATGCAAAAAGATTTTATTAAAGCTAATAAACTAAATAACGAATTTAGTTTTAATATTGGTAGTCAGGAGTTATTTGATCTTGAAGCTTTTCAACAAAAATGGAATACTATTCATGTTGCAAGAGTAAATAAAGAAGGTTGGGAAATAGCAGGCTGGTCTTCTGCAATACAAAACGCTGCTGAAGGTCATAAAGTAAGACAGTTCTACTACCAATTAAATAAAATACCGCAGTATGCGAAAGAAAAGAATCCTGTTAAGAGAGATTTTTGGGTTAAACCAAACAATATCGTTTGGACCAATACTTATCTAGACCCATTAAATAAGACAGAATTAAATCTTTTAGAAGGTGATAGTGACTATAGAAGTCCAAGTCAGTATTATAAAACGAGAACAGATTAATGACAGCAAAAATTACGACAGGATTAAATGTGTTAGTAGCAAAATCTTTTAGAGACAATCTAAGAGATACTTTAAATGATGATGAGTATTATGCGTTTATATGTTTTAATAATGATTCTGATTTACAAAGATATACTGATAGTGATGGAATAGATGATGACGCTGAATTTGTTGGCGGTGAATCAGCTGGTTTTAATAATGACGACCAAACTTATTATATGCAGCATGCAATAAGTGCTCATAAATTAGCTAAAGGTGGTGTATCAAGAGTTGTCCCAAGAGTAAACTGGACTAGTGGTACAACTTATATAGCAGATAGTTACGCAATGGTTACGTCAATCATTCAAGGGGTTACAAAATTAAATGTTTACAAGGTACTTCATTATCCGGGAAGCCCTTCAACTGCGTCACCTTCTGGAGACGCGAGCTTGCCGTTTACGACTGCTGATGGTTATCATTGGATTTATATGTACACTATTGATGCTTCTGATAGTCTAAGATTTGTTACTGAAAGTTATATTCCTATACCGGAAGCAGTATCTGTAGCTGAAGCTTTAACTTTAAATCCTGGTACAGCTAAATTTAAACAATTTCAAGTTCAAAGAGATAGTAAAGTAGGTACAGTTTATGATGTTGCAATAAATGATTCAACTTTCGAAACTTCGTTAAGAACTATTTACGGTGACTGGACTAGTATACCAACTACCATTACACTAACTTTACAGAATAGTACTTCTACAACACCAGTAACAACATTTGCAGGATCTATAACTAAGACTGATTCTGATTTTACTTTTAATTTAATTACACCAGGTGAAGGTTACAGTAAAGGTGCTATTGCTAAGATAGGATCTAATACACCTAACGGTTTAACTGTAAATGTAGCTCCTGGATTAGGACACGGAACTAATGCTCCATTAGAATTAAATGCAAAAAATGTTATGGTGAGTGTAAGAAATACACCTGATGGAGACGTTACTAAATTTACTAGAAATAATTTTAGACAAGTTAACTTATTGAGAAATCCTATTGATAGATCAACAGGTAAAGTAGCTAAGAATGATTTTTTAATTGCATGTAAAGCTTTTGTAGCAAGTGACAGCGATGGTGGTAATGCTACTTTTAACGTTGGTGATATTGTTGCTACAGGAACTGTATCTGGTAATAATTTTACTAGTACTACAAGTAAAGTAGGAAGAATAGTAGCTATAGATTCTAGTAAGAAAAAATATTATTATGTAAACTTAGGTAAAACAAAAGATAAAGATTCATTCATAGCTGGAGACAACTTACAATTAGTAAATGCAACAGGCTCTTTGACTGGTAATCCTTTAACTATTTCTTCGGTAGCTAATAGAGAAGTACTGTTTAACTCAGGAGATATTATTATATCTGATATAAGATCACAACAAATAACAAGAGCAATAGATCAAATTGAATCATTCAACTTTGTATTGACATTTTAGGAATAAATAGAACATGGCCAATATAGATTTAAATATAAGTCCTTACTTTGATGACTTTGATGATAACAAAGACTTTTTAAGAGTTTTGTTTAGACCTGGTTTTCCAGTTCAAGCAAGAGAGTTATCACAAGCACAAACAATTTTACAGCAACAAATTACAAGAATGGGTAATTATCTGTTTAAAGATGGTTCCAGAGTAACAGGCGCTAAAATTGATTTTGACAATCAAAGTAAAAAGATGACTTTAACTGGCTCATCTAATATTTCATTTCCTTCTACAGGAGCTAGAATAGGAGCTATACTAGCAAATTTATCTACTTTAGAAGGTAAAGTAATTTCAAATGCATCAGGTTCTGTTAAAGCTGTAGTATTATCTAACCCTGTTGGAACAGTAGGTACTAATTCAGTAGGTTCTATCTACTTAAAATATATTACTTCAACTACTTTTTCTACAGCTGGTGGATACATATATGCTACTGTTGCAGATAACCCTTCTTTAACAGCTGAGATATACAATACTTATTCAGCTATATCTGATTGTTCATTAGCTCATATTGAAGAAGGTGTATATTATATACAAGGTTTCTTTACTAGAGTAGCTAAACAAACAGTTGTAATTGATGCTACAAATAAAAATCCTTCAGTTAAATTAGGATTTACAGTTAGTGAAAGTTTAATTACACCGAATAGTGATGCTACTTTATTTGATAATGCAAGAGGTAGTACTAATGAAGGAGCTCCTGGAGCTCATAGACTAAAACAGACTTTATCGTTTGGTATTAGATCATTAACTGCTAATAATGATCCTAACTTTTTTCAAGTTATGGTTATTGAAAACGGTGTTGCTCAACAACAAAGTACTAGAGGCGGCGTTAATAGCGGTATAGGAGATGTTTTAGCAACTAGAACATTTGAAGGTCATGGTGACTTTTCAGTAGATCCTATTTCAATAAAGTATAGTAGATCTGATAGCGAAGATGCATTCTATGTTAACTCATCAAAGATTAAAGCTTATGTAAGAGGTTTTAGAATTGATCAAAGAGTTAATACTAATCTAAAAGTACCAAAACCGTTATCATTTAATAGAGTTAATAGTCAAACTATTGCAGTAACTGGTGTACCTTATATTAATGTAAATAAAGAAGCAGATGTTGCAATGGGTGGTTTTACAAGCGCCACTAGTAACGATCCTCACTTACATGCTAATAGATTATTATTACAAGATTCAGATAGTCGTACTTATGGTTATGCTAGAGCATACGCATTAGAAGATAGAAATCAACCTAAGTTGCATTTATACGATATAAAGTTTTTCCAAAAGTTAAGACTAGAAGGTCCTCCTAAAACTTTAAGTATAGGTAATGATGTTAAATCAACTAGAGATACTAAAGGTTATTATGTAGAGTTAGAAAGCACTGGAGCTGCAGATGTTGATCACGTAACTGATTCTGAAATATTAGTTATTGATTTTAACAAACCTTTTAGAAAAGGTCAAGTAATTAGATCTTCTGTTAATACTTCATTTAATTCAACTATTGCAGCTACAACTACTTATAGTTGGGCTAACATAACTAACATTAGAAGTAAAACAGGTAATTTTAAAGTAGAGAAAAAATCTTTAGCTAAAGTACAAAATGCTACTGGAAAATTATTTGGTGAAACTCAAAGTGCAGTTAAAACTGCTAGAGATGACGCTAAAGTATTCGATAATGATTTTGAAGTATTGTTTGCTAATCCACCTGTGATTGCTAGTACTTCTGGATCTACAGCTATAACACCCAATACAGCTGATACATTATTTTCTACTGCTAATGCTAATGGTGATTTTACTAGAACTAGAATTGATGATGGTAATGAAATAAGTAAAAAGCTTAAGTATGTTTACTTAAAAATTAGAAATGATAGAACAAGCTCAATTAACTATGGTTGGTCTGCTCAAGATAGAGAATCAACTTTATTGTATTCTGATATCTATGATGTATATGGAATAAGTAAGAGTGATGCTAATAATACTTTCTCTCACTTTAAACAAATAAACATTACAATATCAGGCGGAGGTATTATACCTCAAGGTTCAATTGTAACTGGAACAACTTCTAAGTGTAGAGGTTTAGTTGCTTTATCTAATAGCGATAAAAATCAATCTGAATTAACAGGTTCTGCAGGTTACCATACTAGTAGATCAGGTACAGGTTCTACTGAAGTATTAGAAATTATTAAAGAAAACGCTACATCTAATTTTATTGCTAATGAGATATTATTAGTTACAACACCTAATGACTTAGATAGTTTTGTAAATCAAGTAACTTATGTTTCTGATAGAACTGCAATAATAGTAGACACTCTTGAAAAATTCGGTACTGATATTATAGATAATTATTTCTTAGATGATGGTCAAAGAAATAATATATTAGAAACTGGAAGAATTATAAGAAAACCATTAATTAGAGCTCCTGAAGTAGGTGATTTAACTATATTCTTTTCTTATTTTGAAGATCAAGATACAACTAATAAGTTTTATTACAATGCTGATAGTTATTCTTCAGCAGGCTTCTTCGCTACTGATCCTAGATTTTTCGAAAAGCCAGTTGACTTAGGTAATAAAGATAGAACAAAAGGTATAAAGTTAAGAGACGTAATTGATTTTAGAAAGAAAGTAACTACAAATAATAATACTGGACAAAATACTTTCCATTTTAATCACAAGTCTATTACAAATAGACCTTTCTTATTACCTGGTATAGGTGAAACAGGAGCTACTCCTGCAGCTAAATTTACAATGACTTATGATGAGTATCTATCTAGATATGATATCTATTATGTAGCTACTAAACCTTATTTTGGATTGAAAAGATTTAGCTCATTAGCAGCAAGAAATCCTCAAATACCAAAGTTTGATTCATCATTAGGTATGCCAATTGCAACTGCATTAATACCAGCTGCATTTAAAGATGTAAGTGAAATTATAACTGTACCTCAAGACAATAAACGATATACTATGAAAGATATTGGTGGTATTGAAAAAAGAATTAGAAATTTAGAAGATGCCATTTCATTATCATTCTTAGAAACTCAAGCTTTAACTGATGATACAGCTAATAGAACTAAGTTAGGATTCATCGTAGATGATTTTAAGACTGATAAAGATGATGTTATTCAAGATAATGACTTATCTACATCTAAAGCATCAATTGCAGATGAATCTTTAAGACCATTATCAGTACCTACTTATGTAGAAACAGAAATATTAGATTCATCAGCTGGTGCGCTTACTGAAGCAGGTATAGATCCTTATTATTTTGATCAAGGTTTTTTAACTAAGACTTATACGCAAAGTACATTCTTAGATCAACCTCAAGCTTCTTCAAGTGTAAGAATAAACCCATATGCTGAGTTAACATATAAAGGTTATATTACATTAGATCCCGCTAGAGAGTTTAACGTAGACCCAGCTAAAAAAGAACTTACTAAGTTTCTTATTGATAGAAATGGTATAGTAAATGACTCAGAAGTATCAGTAAATGAATTTAACTTAAACGTAGTACCTATTCCGATGTCAGAGCCTTGGTCAGAATCTTGGAATGATATAGGTGATGCTTCTGTAACTACTTCACGAAGCGGTAATAGAAGAACAGTTAATACAGCTCAAAATCAAATTAGAAATATAAAACAGAAGCAATTCGTTACTAGAGATACAGCTAATAGTTTTAATTTAGAACAAGTTAAAATTGATAGAGATGCATTTTGTCCTTCTAGAGAAATTGTTTTTAAAGCAGAAGGTTTAAGACCTGATGTAAGTCTTATAGCTACTTTTGAATATATTAATGTTACTGATTTATGTCAGATGACTGATAATTCTACAGGTGATGTTACTTATATTAATACAAATAAAGGTACATTAACTACTGATGCATTAGGAATGATAAGAGGTAGATTTACTATTCCTCCTTCAACTTTTAAAACTGGTCAATTAAGATTTACATTATTTGATTCAACTAAAACTACTATAGCATCAGCTATCTATATTGTCGCTTCTAAGTATGAAGTAGGATTTTTATCTAAGTTTAGAACTGATGGAGTTGAAGACGTTATAATTAGAACAGAAGAGCAAACTGTTACTTCATCTTCTACTGAGTACTTAAATTACGGCGGTGGCGGAGGAGGCGGTGACTCTTGGGGTGATAGTCCACCATCTTATAATCCTAGTTATATGGATATGAATTATGGTGACTTTGGTCACGGAAGTCATGACGATGGAAGCAGTTCCGAAGGCGGCGGAGGCGGCGGTGGTAAAATTGTATGTACTATGATGAATAAAATGTACAATATGCCAATGTATTCTAATAGAGTATGGATGAGATATAATAAATTTAAGAAACTTGATGATGCTTATGAATTAGGATATCATAAACTGTTCTTATACTTTGTAAAGAAGATGCCTACAAATACTTATATAAGAACTGCTCTAGAATGGTTTGCAAAAACTAGAACTCATGGTCTACAAGAAGAAATGAAGGGTAACTATTTTACATTTAATAGTTTAGTCTTAAGATTGTTTAGACCTATAGTTTGGTTTACTGGTAAATTAGTTCAGAAAGGATATCTAAAGAAAGCAAATGTTAGATCGATTAAACGTATTCAGTCCAACTGGTAGAAAAATAAAGTTACTACATTACTTACTTATACTATTAGCATTAACTTTACCTTTTACTTTTAGTTTTCCTATTGATTTACTAGGTTTTTCAATATCATTATTTGTATACTTCTTAACTGGATGCATAGGAATAACTATGACTTTACATAGATGTCTTACACATCAATCATTTGAGTTCAAGTACAAATGGATGGAAAGATTAGGTTCATACCTAGGAGCTATTCAAGGTACAGGTAGTCCTTTAACTTGGGTTATAGTTCACTGGGAGCATCATAAGCATGCTGATACGGAAAAAGATCCTCATTCACCAGATAAAGGATTAGTTTTTTTAAAGAATGATAAGTATGATTCGTTTAAGTTTAACTTATTAGAGTATAGACATATTATAAAAGATAAGTTTCAAGTACTTTTACATCAATATTATTTTCTAATAATTTTAATTCATGCAGCTGTAATGTTTAGTATTTTTGGTATGTATGGATTATATTGGGGATTCATTTTACCATCTGTAATAGGAATCACTACAAGTATAATAAATAATACGTTCGCACACTCCGAACTTGGTTATAAAAGATATAAACAAGATAACGATAGTTCAAATGTGTGGTGGGTAGCACTGTTAACATTCGGTGAAGGGTGGCATAATAATCATCATGCTGAACCCTGGGATTGGAATTTTAGCAGAGCATGGTATGAAATAGATATAACTGGTTCTATGATAAAATTTTTATTATCATCTAAGTTAGCAATACAAGGGGAGAAATGGTAAATGGCAGTTAAAGGCGCAATAGCACAAACGTTCACGTTACCAGCTATCATAAAAAAATTAATTAGTGTTGATGGTGACGGTAGACCAGTTGATACTTCTGGTGGTGAGGATTACGAAAACGATGTTAAGATAAAAGAAGGAGCTTTTGTCACTGCTATTGATTTGTTTTTTGACGTAGTAGATTTATCCTCAAACCAAAATCAAGTTAGAGTTGAAATTAGAAATACAGTACAAGGTAGACCAGGACAAATAGTAGTTGGATACGCTTCCAAATTTTTATCTGATTCAGATGGTACCGGTTCAGGTAGAGCAGTAGCATCGACACCAACTAATTTTAGATTTAATTCACCTGTTAAGTTGATTTCTGCTCAGGAATATTGTATAGTAGTAAGAACCCAATCTTCTCTTACAAGTTTATGGACAGCTGAAATAGGTAAGCCAGACTTGACTTCTGGATTAGGTGGATTAATATCTTCGCCGCCTAGTATAGGAGGTTCAGGTGGTTCGTTCTTTACATCAGAAAATGGTGGAGTTTATATACCGGACCCTAATAAAGATTTAAAGTTTAAATTATATAGAGCTAGTTTTAATACTGGAGTAGCTACAGCACAGTTAAGATCTAAGTTAAGTAAACTAGCAGTTAATATTGGTACTGTGAATAACGGCACACCAATAAGAACTTTTAAGCATTCACCATATATTTTAATAAAGCATCCTAATCATGGAATGTATGGATCAGGACAAAAAGTCGTAGTATCAGGAGTTGAGGGACCAAACGGAGCATCTGAAATAGCAGGTATTCCGGTTACTGATATTAATACGCAAGCTGACGCCGCATCAAGTTCTTTTGTAGATACACATGATGTATTGTATGCTACACAAGATACTTATTTTATAAAAGTAGCTTCTAATGCAAGAGAAACTTTAGATGCAGGTGGTTATAATATGAAAGTGAGTTCTAACTTACAGTACGATTATCTATACACTAATCTTAATCCTATAAACAATCTCTTTACTAAAGTGGATGCTAAGATTAAAACTACAACTGGTAGTACTATTGATAACGTTATATCAAGTCAACTACTAGGTTTAGATACTTCAGCTGAAAGTTATCAAGCTGTAGGTAGTATAGATGAAGCTTATGCATATGTTGAAACAGATAAAGTAACAACTTTTACTAATCCTAAATCAATTTTATCTACTGTTAATTCTACTAATAGATCATTTGAAATGCAACTAGAACTTAACACAGCTGATGAAAGATACTCACCTGTAATACCAGTTGAATCTCCATCACAAGGGGTTGTAAATAAAATTAAGTTACTAAGAAATAGAGCTGGAATGCAGCCTGATGATTCAGATCTACAGAATAAGTATCCAATTTTTGAATCAAAAAGAGCTAATGACTCTGACTTTTTAGAAGAAGGAGATTCTGACAATGCAAATATACAAGCTAAGTTAGCTTCTTATATTGCGTCACTTACAGCAGCTAAACAAGATCATGCAGACTACATTACTAAGATTACAGAATTAGCTACACCTGCTGATACTTTAATAGTTAAATTTTTAGCTGATATGAATCCTACTAATGAAATTGAAATTGCATTTAAAGTGAAACGTATAGGTGATACTGCAGATATAGATGCTCAAGATTGGGAAGATTTTAAACTTAATACATTTATAAGTGAAAAAAATTACGGTGCGTTTAATAGTGCTGAAGACTTTAAAGAATATTCAGCAGAACATGCAGTAGGAGAAGATTTTCAAGAGTTTAGAGTTAGAGTTAGAATGAAAACTAAAAACGAAGCATATGTGCCTAGACTTAAAAATTTAAGGATATTAGCAGTTGCATAAAAATATACAAGGTCATCCGTATCTTGAAAAGAGAGGCGGTGCTATTATTAATACTGATCCGTCTCTTAAAGCAACTATTAATAAAAGACGTAAAGAACAAAAAAGATTGAACGATTTAGAATATAGATTAAATAGAATAGAAAACTTGTTAGAAAGGATACTAGAGAAAAATGGCTAATACACTCTTATCAGATTATCTAAGTAAAAATAGTTCTGTTAATAAGCCATCGCTTGTTGATCCAGCTAATAGTAATTCTGTTATACCATTAACTGATTATACTGTAAATACCAATACAAGAGTTAACACAGGTACGTCTCCCAACTCTAATGATGGTGATCCTCTAAGAACAGCTTTTCAAAAACTTAATAACTTTATTGAAGCTTCATATAGAACTAATGTTAACGTTAATGCAGATATAACATCTTTATCATCTGCTGGTACATTTTTAGGTGCAAAAACTTATACAGAAATTACTGCTTTGAGCCCTAATAGTAATGATACAGTTATTTTATCAGAGAGTATTTTAACACTTAATCCTGATGCTACTCCAGTATACACTAATAAAATAACAAGTGCAAGCTTTAATTTAACAAATGGTGTTTATAGTATATCTGCAGGTTCATTACTAAAATATAACGGTAGTAAGTTTGCATTAGAGCACAGTAATAGTGCTAAAAATATTACATTTGATTTTGATAGTGCACTATCAAGACTATCAACTGGTACTGCTTCTTCAGAGAAAACTGGAGCTGAACAATTAGAAATGTATGCAGAATATTTAAAATTAAATCAGGGAGCGGCTAATAGCGTAAGAATACAAGCTCAAACTGTTGAAGATGCAATAGTAGAACTAACAGTTAGACAAAGTACTTCTGGAAGAGACGCAGGGTATTATGCGTAATGGCTATAGTAAACAATTATCTAGGATTTACAATTGCAACTACTACAGAGTTGACAAAAACAGATAATGATTCTGATTTTGGCGCTAGTCAAAATAGAAATATAAGAACTATAAACGAAAATTACAACTACAAAGCAGCTATTCAAAATACTTTTATTGATGGTTATATTAACCAATTCGGTTCATCAGCAAACTTTTCAACAAATGAACAAAGACTAGTACAAAATTTAGTAAGAGAGTCAATTAATACTAATGGTATAACTGTTAGATATATGCCTAGACATTCTAAGTATACTGATTCAGTATTCAACGAAAGACCTGAATCTAAGTTTCATGCAGGTTACCAAATAGATATGATGTTATTAGCAGCAGCCGGCTTCGAAGGTGAAGGCGATGTAATGACTACTTACGGAGTTGAATTTAGAGAAGAAGTTATTATGACTGTTGCTATTAATAACTTTAATAATAAACATAAAGATTATGACAGTGATCTATCTGATAGTGACTCAGCGTTTTATAATAGACAAAGACCTTTAGAGGGTGACTTAGTTGTTATTCCTTTTGGTAGATCAGCTCAGAATAAAAATCAATACGTTCCTAAAATATTTGAAATAACTCGAGTAACTACATTCCATGATGGTGCTTTCTTCCAAGTAGGTGATAACTATCAATATAAATTAAGATGTAAACTATTCGAACTTTCTGGAGAGGATCTTGGATTTTCACCAACTGCTATTACATACAATACAGTTACTGGTAAAGAACAGACTACTACTAATGAAAAGATACAAAGAGCTTCAGCAGGTGTTAATTTTATAGACAGTGATACTA